AGTTCGGCTCTTATCCACCTGTAGGTATATCCTTCAGGTGCTGGAGGCGTATCCAACATAGATGGGGGACGCCAAGGTTTGCGAGCAGTATCTTTAGCTCGAGTTTCTGCAGAACGCGGAGTTCTGTTTTGTTGTTCTATTTTATTCTCATCAGTCATAATAATTTACCTTTTAATGTACTTGGCATATTCACCAAGCGGCACATTTAAACGTTTTGCCATTTGAACTTCGCTTGCGCTAAGTTTGACTTGACGTTTGCGCCCAGAACTATCACTTCTTCCAGCTGGTGCAACATTCTGTTGCATTTTGCTATTAGACTTGACTTCATCACCTGTTGAGAATTTGTGAGGAAATTCAGTTCTGATACGTTTATCTATCTCATCATAATATGTAGTATCAGAAGTGTCAAAGCCCTCTTCCTCAATTAATTTACGATGAATGTTAAAAGCGGCTAGGGTCATTGTCTCATCTTCGCCAAACCACTCATTTTTACTAGCCCAATCTTCTGCTGCAGGATCTGGTTGCTGAACTGGAGCCTGTTGCTGTATTGGAGCTTGGTAATTTTGATAGCTAGTTGGTTGTTCTACTTGTACTGGAGTAGTATTTGCCAACTTACTTTCTTCTACTGTTATCTTATCAAGAATGCCTTGAGCCTTTGTTACCTTGTCCCAGTCTTGTTCTTGATAAGCATTTTTTAAAACTGCATTAGCTTGCGCTCTTTGAGAATTTAATCTGTTTTGAGCTTCGGATAAATAATTTTTATTTAACTCTGTGCTGCTTTGTTTTAATTTTTGATTCTCTGCTTGTAATGATTGAGCATATTCGTAAGCAGAATTAGCTGCTCTTTCTTGCTCTCTCATTTTTTTAGTAAGCGTAGCTATTCTTTTTTGAACGCCTTTAGAATAATCTTCTAACTCGTCTTCTTTCTTAACTTTCTTTTCTTCTTCTTCAGAAACATTTTCTACTGCTGCTTCAGCCTCTTTATCTTCTGAAGATTCTTCTGCTTCTAACTCAACAATCTCTCCATCTTCTATAGGATCTTGTTGTACTTCTTCATTCATTTGTGGTTCTTGCATGAGTCCTCCTCACGTTATGCGCTAACGATATCATCGGGATCTTCAATAGTCGCGATAACTTCGTCGTCGTTTATAATACGGCACTCTGCATCGTCGCCAAGTTTAAACCTAGCTCCTGCATATCTACCAATTAGCACCCAATCTCCTTTTTCACACCAAGGAGTATCTCCAAATTTGTTTTTGTCTGAATAACACATAGGCCCCATTTTAACAACATAAGACACTACTGTTGCTAAGGATTCTCTATCTATGGTTTCTTTTACTAGCTGAATACCGCCCTCTGATACACCCTTACCTTTGTAGGGTAATATTAATATCCTCCAACCTGTAGGCTGAGGCATACGTTCTAAAAATGATTTATCGAGCAAGGAAGGATCCAATACTCTTTGAGAAGCTTCTGTATAAGCTTTTTCTACTTCTTTTACTGCTTCTGGGGTTTTTTCTTTTTCAACTTTTTGTAGATTTTCTTTTTCTACTGCTTTTGCGACATGTTCAGGAACTATTACCTTGCTCATCGTTTTCTATTACCTTTTTTAGCAATTCTCTAAGTTCAGATTCTAAGTCGGCGAGAGAATTGTAGCGCCCACGTAGATAGTGATACTCTTCAACATCTTTAGCCCCATTCATAATCGAGACTTGAATATCATCTTTCTTTTCAGCAATTCTTTTTTTTAGCTGTTCAGACAGCCAAAGAACTGACATTTAATATATACCAGAAAACTTGCCGCCAAATTCAGCAGCGCCCATACCTCTAGCCTTTCCTTTACCCATTCCTGGAGTAGAGGAAGCTTTGGTTTTTTTAGGTGCTTCTGAAACAGCTTTAAATGGCACGGAACCCTTATTAGAGTAACCTTGTTTTCCTTTCAATACTTTTACGTTTTTCATATAGTGTACCTTACAATTGTTTTAAACCAATATCAATTAATTTAAGCTCTTTTTGTTGATCCATTCTATCTCTAGTTGTATCGTCTTTTAGCTCTGCTATATCTTTTTGAGCCTGTATTCTTTCTATATCAATTTTATCTTGACGTAATTTTTCTTCCATTCTCATTCTTTCTTTAGCTTCAAACTGTTCTTGATCTTGAGAAAGTTCTTGACCTTTAAGTGCAAGTTCTTGTTTTCTAATTGTTACAAGCGGATCTTCCTCTGGAGGAGTTGATACTTGTTGAGAGAATTGTTGCATTAGTTCAGACATGATTGGCGAACTAAATTGAGCCAATATTGCCTGAGCTTGTTGCATAACTGGAGCTGCTTCTTGAGGAGGCATTTGTTGAGCTTGTTGTTGCATTTGTTGATATTGTTGCATAGCTTCTGGAGGCATTTGTTGTTGAGCAATTGCATCTGCTTTTAACTGTAAATGCTGCATAATATGCGAGTGTATGTTTCCTTGTATTTGAGCATTCATTTGAACAGGGGCCATATTTAATAAAGACACGTGAGTTGCTATATGTGCATCATGGTCTTGCTCTGGGAATGCTTGAGCTGGTCCACCCATCATAAGACCACTATTTTCCATACCAGACTCCATAGGTTTAGGAGTTGTATCTGGTGGTGGCATAAGTAGTTGGTCTATATTATCTGCACCTAAAGCAGCATACATTCTTCTATAAGCTTCGTAAGTTCCACCAGGACCATGAATCTCTGGATTAGATTGAACCAACTGCATCATTTCTTGCGCCATAACTATTCTTTGGCTGGTAGAAAATATGTCTGGATTACTTACTGGGAATATATCAACTCTATCATCAAAATCTTGTTGTTTAACCTGCATGTTACCTCCTGATACCGCATAAGGGTATACAGGAGGCAGACTATCTTTAAAAATAGTGGCTAATAATCTAAATTCTTTTTTCTGACCGTTATGTAATCTTTTATGAATAGCAGATAATACTTTGCTTGATTTTTCCATAAGCGCCAAAGTAGTTCCTACAGGAGCTTGAGAGTTACCTTCACCAATATTTGTATCTGCTATAGAAGCAAATCTTTGACCAGATTGTACTAATAAACCTAATAAGTTAAGTAAAGTACCACTTGGTTCTTTAAATGGTAATGGTTGAATAGCATCTCTAAGCGATCCTGCTGGAGCATCAACATCTCTAAATTCACCTGGTTGTATTGGCTCGTCTTCATCTCTAATTCTAATACCTCTGGTTTTAAAACCAGCAGGTAAATTAGCTAGAGTACCAGCATCAATTAACTGTCTAACAATAGATGTAGAAGCTTTAGATAAACCACCAATCATGTGTGTTAAGCCAAAGCCGTAAAAACCCAATCCAGGAAGAAACTTAAAGTGAACAAAGTATTCAGTCTTTTTCTTCATTGGATCTTCTTCTTTGAAGTTTCTTCTGATAGCTAAAATATTTTCACTGTTAGAATCTATAGTTACAATATAAGGCAACTTAACCCCACTAGGCTCACCATCTTGACCCATATCTTCAAAACCTTCTAGGTCTAAATTGCAATGAACTTCATATAAAACAGATACTTCACCATCATCATAACTTGGCTCCATACCTTCTAACTTTTCTTTTTCTGATTGTATGTCTGAATTTAAAGTAACATTATCTCCAGACTCAACATCTACATTCTTATAAAAGCCAATAGCTTGTAATTTCCTTACATCATTTTCTGGCATCTTAACAACATGAGTAATTCGCGAACAGGTTTCTAAGTCAGTTGTATAGTAAGGAACAATCAAATCTTCTGGAGCTACAAATTTAGATACAGGTCTTCCTAGAGTTTCATCGTAGTAAACTTTTTTAAATGCAGAACCTGCAAGAGGTAGATAAAAAAGCATTTGGTCTAATTCTTCATCATACTCTTCCATAACGTGAAGAATCTGATAGTTCATAAACTCTTTAACTCTTTGAGCTTGTTCTTCAATTAAACCATCATAAGCACCTACTACTTGGGTTTTAACAGGGCCTCCAGCTGGTAATAATTCTTTATATGCCTGCGCTTGGAACTGAGTAACTGATTCTCCTAATAACGGGTGAATAACACCACTAGCTCCTGCAAAAGGCTCAGATCTATTATCGTCAAACTTCATACCTAAGTATTTAAGTCCATCGGTATAAGTTCTTTCCCAATCTTCTCTAGATGATTTGTCGCTTTCAATAGCTCCCACTAATTCTATATAGATAGTAGATAGCTCTTGAGGTGATATAACTTCTGCTAAATTTTCTGCAAAACCTACATCTGGCATCATAGGTTCTTCTGGGCCTAATATTGCAGAACCGTCTTCTTGCATTTGAATATTATCTTCGCCTTCTCCCATAGCATCTAAGACTTCAATAATTTCTTCATCAATATCTTCAGTTGATCTTTCGTTTGTTAAATCTTGTACTGGTTCTGCAATTTGAGCTGGATCTGGTACTTGTCTTTCAATTGCCATTAGTAATAAACCCTCTGTCTTATTTCTCTTTCTTTATCTTCATAATCATTATTTAACGAGACAAATCCGCCTTCGCGAAATCTCATTAAAGCTTGAGTCATAGTATCACATAAATCATCGTTAGCACCAAATGGAAATGACGCACATTCCTCTATCATATCCTCTGCAAAGGTCTTGTTAGGTGCGTACACCATTCCTGATTCAAAGATAGGAGCAACCGAATGCATCCTAGAGTGTTTATCATGGCCTCTAGTTGGAGAATAATTAACAACAGGGATACCTATTCGCCGTAGCTCTTGGGTAAGCGGAGTTCCAGATGCTTTGGCTTCAATAAGAACCATATCGCATTCCCAATAAGTGTATTCACGCATAGCTATTTCTTTTAGCTCTGGAAAGTCCCAACGACCTTTTTGACAGTCTAATAATATTAAACAATCAGGAGCATCTTCTGAAGGTTTGAAAACACCCCAAGTCGATATAGCAGAAAAGTCAGCAGTTTGGTTTTTAGAAAAGGCAGTATCGTATGACTGCATAATATATTTAACAGGTGGTATGCTTTTATGGTTCCAGCGTTGCCACCAATCTCTTTTTATAATAGCTCCTTCTTCTGCTGTAGGATTTTGCATCCATTGAGCATTCCATTTAATTCCTGGAATGGAAGACTTAACTTTTAATAATTCGTCTTTAGGCCAAAACTCAGGCCATAAAGGATTGTCTGTTTCTGGAAAAATAGCAGGAAACTCTATCATTTCCCATTGATCTGCAAGTGCTTCTTTTTGGGAGTCCAATAGCTTAGCTGTTAGATCTATAGAAGACCAACGAGTCATTACTAATACTATAGCTCCACCAGGCTGTAAACGCTGTCTAGGTCCAGAGGTATACCATTCCCAAGCAGACTCAAGTGCATTCGGGCTAAGAGCATCTTGCTCTGAATGAGGGTCATCAATAATCAATAGATCCGCACCCCTACCAGTAACAGCACCACCCACACCAGCTGCGAAGTATTCGCCGCCCTTGTTGGTTTCCCAACGTCCAGCTGATTTGTTATCGGCTTGCAGTTTAACTTCTGGGAAAACATCCTTGTATTCTTTTTGGTCCATCAGGTTTCTGACCTTACGACCAAATCGTACGGCTAGCTCCCCTGTATGGGTTGTTTGCATAATCTTCATCTTAGGTTTCTTACCCATAACAAATGACGGGAAGAAGGTAGATGCAAATTCTGACTTGGTATGACGAGGAGGCATGTTAACAATCAAGCGTTTAATTTCGCCTGTTGCTACTTTGTTAAGTTTTTCTGCAAAAATCTTATGATGACGACCGCATATAAATTCTGGCCACATGTGTTGTACGTATTCTAAAAAATCGTTTTGGCATTTATCTTGGGTTTCAAAGCCGTCCAGCTTTTCTTTGAGCATCAGAGCTTCTTTTAACTCTGTCTCAGTTAAATTTGAAAGATTCATTTAGATATTATGTTTTTTACGCAACTCTTCAAATAATTTTAGATTCATTCTTTGAGGTGGATTTATTGTATTAATTGCTTCAATAATTTCATCTTCTGTTTGAAAGGGTAAGCTTCTTTCTAAATTACTTGCTTCTGTTTTATCTTTTGGTATTTTTGTTTTACGCAAAGACTGAGCATATCTAAACTTTTGTAAGATATCTTCCAACATAGGTAAAGTATATTTGACACCTTTTTTAACAAAAAAACCACCAGCCATAAAATTAGTAGGATCACTTGTTAAACTGTTAATACCACCGCTTACAGCATCTGCTATTTTTTTACCGCTAGGGTTCATCATTTGATACAAAGGACCGCCAAAAGCTTCTCTTTGTTCTTGAATATTTAGAGGTGCAATTATAGATTCAACGTTTGGTAAATCCTCATTCATTTTTTAAGCTAAATATTGAATTTGTTGTCGCATACTTTCTGGACCTTGAGTTTGCATCATAGGAGCAGGTCTTGCTACGTCATTGCTTCTTCTAAGCATCTGAATAGGCTCAGGTCTTGCTGGTCTAATACTATCCATTGGAGGTCTTACTGGCATCGGTCTTTTTGGTGGTCTTAGTCCTCCTATAGGCATTGGTTGAGGCATTGGTCTATTAAAACCGCCGCCAAAACCACCGTAGCTAGGGGGTTGTTGTCTAAATCCACCGCCATATCCGCCTTCCATACCAGGGAACATACCGCCTATACCACCGCCGAATCCAGGTCCAAAGGGACTACCGCCACCAAACATAGGAGGCATTCTTCTGTATCCGCCACCGCCGAAACCAAAGCCACCGCCCATTCCTCCGCCGTAGCCACCACCGTAGCCTCCGCCAAATTGAGGAGGTCCGCTAAAAGCACCTCCATACATTAAT